AAACGACAGAGAAGCCAGATCCGAATGGGAAGAACGCTATAAACAAGGCTTGAAAACTCTAGATCCAGATGGTGGACTAGATGAAAGCGAAGACCAACGCGCCACGCGAGGGTTGTCCGTTGTCATCCACCCAATGATCGCAGAGGCAGCAACCCAGTTTAACGCCAAAGCAATCGCAGAGCTTTACCCATCAGGTGGCCCAGTCAAATCGGTCATCATTGGCGAGCCAGACGAAAAGATGGAAGCTCAAGCTCGCAGAGTTCGTGAGTTCATGAACTACCAAATCACGCAGGAAATGCCTGAGTATTTCCCTGATTTGGATCAAATGCTGTTTCACCTTCCCCTGATCGGTCACACGTTCAAGAAGGTTTGGTGGGATGCTAACCTTGATCGGCAGTGCAGCCAGTTCGTAAAGGCTGAAGACTTTGTCGTGGCTCCAGAGAGCAAAGATCTCTACACATCTCCGCGCTACACCCACGTCATTCGTATGCCAAAGAATGACTACAATCGATACGTCCAAAATGGATATTACCTGCCAACTTCATACACTGGCGATACAATCGACCCAGTGGATGACGTAGTAGGTCAGATCGAAGGCGTCGATGAATACGGCGATGACAGCAACGATGACGTAATGACACTGCTCGAAATGCACGTCTATGACTTGTTCGACGGCATCGACGGCGAGGAAATGGATGACGGCGATTTCGATGATAACGCTGTAGCAATCCCATATGTCATGACCATCGATTACGACAACCAGCGCGTTGTCAGCATTCGGCGCAATTGGAGGCAAGAAGATGAACTGAAAAAACGCCGTGACTGGTTTGTGAGCTATAAGTTCCTGCCCGGTTTAGGCTTTTATGGCTTTGGCCTGTACCACATGATTGGTGGCTTGGGTAAAGCAGCGACAGGATCTCTCCGCGCTCTGCTCGACAGTGCCGCATTCTCGAACATGCAGGGTGGCTTCAAGCTGCGTGGCCGCGTTAATGGCGGCGATATGCAGATCAGCCCCGGTGAATTTGTGGACATCGACAGTACCGTCGATGACGTAAACAAGGCCATCATGCCGCTGCCGTTTAAAGAACCAAGCAGTTCTTTGTTCAGTTTGCTTGGCTACATTGTCGAAGCTGGACAGCGTTTTGCCAGTACGGCAGATCTCAATGTTGGAGATGTTAGTCCAAACGCACCAGTCGGAACAACAATCGCCCTGATTGAGCAAGGTTCAAAGGCGTTCAGCGCAATCCACAAGCGCCTGCATTATGCACAAGGCCAAGAGTTTAAACTTCTGGCTGGCCTAAATGCAGAAAATCTGCCTGATGAGTTTAACTTCTCGCAGGCTGGAACGTCAGATACCATATATCGTTCTGACTTTGATGATCGCATTGACATCATTCCTGTATCAGATCCTAACATTTTCTCGACAGCCCAGCGCATCGCGCAGGCACAAGCCGTCTTGGAAATGGCGCGATCAGCTCCACAGCTCCATGATTTGTATCAAGCATACAAGCGGATGTATGAGGCGATCCGAATACCAAATATTGATGAGATCCTGAAGAAGCCTGAAGAGGCGGTTCAGATGGACCCAATTGATGAAAACATGAGCGTGATGTATGGCAAGCCAATTCGCGCTTTCCCAGAGCAGGATCACGAAGCGCACATCGCGGTTCACATGCAGTTCCTGCAAGATCCATCATTGGCAGGCAACCCCGCTGCAAAGCAAATGCAGCCAGTGTTAATCGCTCACATCGCAGAACACATTGGGCTTTTGTATCGTCAGCGCATGGAGGCAGGCATCAATATGCAAATGCCACCACTGCCGAATTTCAAAGATCAGAAGGTCAAGTTCAACGATGTAGATCCAGAGCAAGATCGCCTAATCAGCCAACGTGCTGCTCAAGTTGTGGCAGCATCGCCGCAAATGAAGCAGATCGAAGCGTTGCGCGGTATGGGACAAAAGGGTGGCCAGCAAGGAAATCCTTTGCAATACGCGCAGGAATTGGCCAAGCTGGAGACAGAAGCTCTGAAGGCGAGAACGCAGTCACAGATCCAATCGGATCAAGCGAAGGCGCAATCAAACATTCAGATCAAGCAAGAAGAAGCGCGGCAAAGCATGGAGATCGACGCGGCCAAGGCACAGCAAGATATGCAGGCCAAGATCGCCAAATTGGAGACAGATTTGCAGCTTGAGAGAGAAAAGAACGCAGCTAAGATTCAAATGGAGGCCATGAAGAATGTACCCAGAGTATAGACTTCCTCCAATCAATCCTGCTGCATTCGGCGGTCAACCGCAGCAGGGTCCACAGGGTGGTCCCCCAGTTTCTCCTCCCGGCATGGCTGGGGGGCCACAGGGCCAACCGCCTATGGATATGGGCAAATATCTGCTGAATAAAATTGAAGAGATACGCAAGCGAATGGGTGCTGGCGATATGGGCGCATTGTCGGCAATTTCTGATGCAATGCCAGATCCCCAAATGAATGTGGCGGCACAGCCACCGCAACAGCCCCCAGTCGGGCAACCAATGCAACAACCACCTATGAGGGCGTGATGTTATGATGATGGATAAATTATTTTCAAAAGGCCCAGTTTTTATGTGCTTTGGCGGTGGCGGCGGCGATAGCGGCGGCGGCGGTGGCGGTAATGACAATGATAGCGGTGGAAGCAGCAACAGCTTTACTGAAACAGTTGCGAACATTTTCACTCCATTTGACGGCGCGTCTTATGTGGGCGGTCAGTTGGTTGATGATAACACTGGATCTTCAATAGCCGCTGGCGGCACAACCTCAAAAGGAAGAGTGGTTTCTGGAATAGCCAATACGGCAAGCAACGATAGAGATGACCCAACTCCTGTTGTGGCAGCGCAGCCTGCAACTGTGGCAACTACGGCAACTTCGAATCTTGGGGCATTGCCTGCGTCATTAGCGGCTAGGCCATCATCTACGGAAGGTGTTGAAAACAGCGTAAGAGAAAACTTGGCCAACCTCATTACACCGGGCGATGGCGCTAAGTACGTCAATGGCCAGTTGGTTAATACAACCACTGGTGAATCTCTTACTGGCGGCGGATACGCTACAAACGCGGCTGGGATGCAAGATTACATCTACGGCGTCTCTGATGACTTCAGCAACAACGTGCTGAACACAACAGGAATGACTGAAAGTGAAGCCAACGTGGCAATCGGTAAGGCCAGTATGCTTGAAGATTTACCACCCGGCGATTTGGCTTATTTCGCGTCTTTCTTGCCGGGTCGTTTTGTCCCTATTGTGGGCGATTATCTGGGAACAAAAATGCTCGAAGGTGGCATCGAAGATCGCAAGGCAATAATCGACCAACAGGTCGCTGCCTTAGAGCGCGGGGCCAAACCTGTGTTTAACGAGGCGGGTGAGTATACTGGCTATGACGATCCATATGAATCTGAAATGGAAGATACGTTTGGCTCTGGAAACATATATACTGAGACAACACTTGGAGCCAGCACTCAAAATTATGGCTTAAAAGATGGCACTGGCAACTACCAAGTTGCTATGAATACCTTGGGTGATGGCCGATCTTTGTCTGGCAGTGATATTAACGTATCCACGGCAGCTAAAGAGGGTGGAGGCCGTAGTGGCATTTACGGAACACGCGGCACGTCTGAGGATTATGATCGTTATTCGCGTGGCGGTGGCGGTTATGCCTTTATGCCAGCTTACATGCGTAAGTATATGTCAGGCGAGAATTTTGATGTAATGGCTCAAAAAATCACGCTTGCAGATGGATCTACTGCATATCGAACTCCAGATGGCAAAGTTCTAAGTCCAGAGCAGTTTGAAAACACAGCTCAATCAGAGAATGCATTGACGGTTGCTGGAGCAGATGAGCAGTATTTGCAAGGCTATCAGGACACTGACGCAATGGGTATGCCTGTGTATTTCGACGCTGAAGGGAACCCAGTAGGGAGCTTGGGATGAATAATAAATTAGCAGCTTTTAAACAGCCACAATCTATGGCTGCTTTTAACAACGTCCCGCGTCAGACAATGATTGGCAATCAGCCTCACATGCTGGCTTATATTAATCCCGAAGAAGAGGCTTTGATACAGAGCCAACGCGGTGGAATGCCTGCGTTTGAGGGTCCGGGCGGTGTGCCTGCTTTTGCTTGGTATAACCCTAGCACATGGGGCGGCGGCGGCACTACCACAGCAGATACCTCTAGTGACAACGATGATAAGCCGGGGTTCTTTGAATCTGGTGGTGCTTTAGAAACTTGGGTTGACACAAATGTTTATGACTTTGATGGCGATCAATCTGGCGTTGTGAGCAGCAATAACGACGACAGCTACACAGTTTCTGCTAATGATACCC